TTGCCAAACTTCACGATGTCAGCCGCAAAACGGTAACGACGTGGAAGGCGCGCGGCTGGCTGGTTTTGGCCGGTGATGACATCGATGTTGAGGCCTCAAACGCCAATATTGAACGCTTTCGCAAAACTGTTACCCGATCGGAGAAAAAAGTCGCAGGTAACACGCAAGGTAACAAACTGGGTAACAGACAGGGTAACAACACCAAAGGTAACAGATCGGGTAACAAGTCAGTGAAAGATGCGGCAGATTCACCGGCAAAAATTGTCGAGAAGATGATTGCCGAGAACGGCGTCGATATGACCATCGATGAAGCCCGCGAAATGAAAGAAAACTTTCTGGCACTGCTCACCCAGCTTGAGTACCAAATCAAATCCGGGCAGGTTCTTCCCTATAAAGATATGACCGAGGCGGTAGGGCAAGAGTATTCGCGAATGCGAACCCGGTTGATTGCTATCGCTCCAGAACAGGGTCCCCGCTTGCGGGTTCTGGCCTCAACCACCGACGACGCGGAGTTTGTGACAGCACTGCAAGAAGTGGTTTATGAGGCAATGGAGGAATTAAGCCTTGATACCGATAACACCCGAGGGGACAGCTAATTTATCGGCCTGGGATAATTTCACCAAAGAGCTGTATCAACGAAGAAGCAATATCAAACCGCCCGAGCCGTTGTCATTGAGCGAGTGGGCCAATAAGTATGCGGTTTTGTCGAAGGAAACCAGTGCGCAAACTGGTCGCTTCCGTTCCTTTGCCTATCAGGATGGCATGATGGATGCGATTACCGATCCCCGTGTTACACAGGTTTCGGTGATGAAATCAGCCCGCGTCGGCTACACCAAAATTCTCGACCATGTGATTGGCTATTATCTGGCACATGACCCCTCGCCAATTCTGGTGGTTCAGCCTCGGGTCGAAGATGCCGAGGATTACAGTAAAACCGAAATTACCCCGATGCTGCGCGATACTCCGGCCTTAAAGGCGATCTCGGGCGATCTGAAAGCCAAAAGCAGCAATCAAACTATCCTGAAAAAACAATTTCTCAACGGTTCGAATCTGACCCTGGTAGGCGCTAATAGCCCTGGCGGTTTCCGGCGTATTACCTGTCGCATCATTTTGTTCGATGAGGTGGATGGCTACCCTGTTTCCGGTGCTGGGGTGGATGGCGACCAAATAGCGCTGGGTACCAAACGTTCTGAAACCTTCTGGAACCGCAAAATAGTGCTGGGTTCGACGCCCACGGTTAAAGGGATCAGCCGAATTGAAAAAGCCTACGATGAGAGCGACCAGCGGAAGTATTACGTTCCTTGTCCGCAGTGCGGCGAATATCAAACGCTGGAATGGGGTGGGCCAGATACGCCTTACGGCATCAAGTGGGATAAAGATGCGGACGGGGTGGGCTTGCCAGACACGGCTTACTATGTCTGCCGTCACAATGGTTGTGTCATTCATCACAACGAAAAGGCTGGGATGGTAAAACGCGGGAAGTGGCAGGCAACAAAAACATTTAAAGGTCATGCCGGTTTTCATATCTGGGCGGGATACAGCCTGTTCCCTAATGCTGCTTGGAAATATCTGGTGGCTGAATGGTTGCGGGTAAAAGATGACGCTTTAATGCGCCAGACCTTTATCAACCTGGTCTTGGGTGAACCTTATGAAGATCGCGGCGAGAAAGCCCTGAGCGAAAAGAAACTGATTGAACGCTGTGAACTCTTCGCCGCAGAAGTGCCGGATGGTGTGGCGGTATTAACCGCCGGTATTGATACGCAAGATGACCGCTTTGAAATTGAGGTGACGGGGTGGGGCAAAAATGAAGAAAGCTGGTCAGTTGCTTTTGATGTCATTGAGGGGGATTTGCAAACTGACGAGCCTTGGTTGCGGCTGGATGCCTATCTGAAACAAATCTGGCGGCGAGCTGATGGCAGAGGTTTTACCATTATGGCCGCTTGCATGGATTCCGGTGGTCACCATACCCAGAAGGTGTACGAGTTTGCCAAAGAGCGGCTTGGTCGGCGTATTTGGGCGATAAAAGGGGAATCCGCGCGTGGGGGGAAACGCTCTCCGGTCTGGCCGACTAAAAAGCCTTCGTCCCGTTCAAAATCCCAGTTCAGGCCGATTATTTTAGGCGTTAATGCGGCTAAAGATGCCATTCGCTCTCGTCTGCATATTGATCTCCCGGCACCGGGTAGCGAATCGGCGGGCTGCATGCACTTTCCAGCCGATCGGGATCTGCATTATTTCAGCCAATTACTGGCGGAGCGTTCGGTAGTCAAAATTTCAGGTGGGCAACGTTATCGGGTCTGGGAGCAACTACCGGGTCGGGCTAATGAGGCGCTGGATTGCCGGGTCTATAGCTACGCGGCTTTATGTGGTTTGCTGCATTTGGGTTTCAAACTCAATCAAACCGCAGACAAAATTCTGACTCACCCCGAGCGGTTGTTACCGCCGCCAGTTGAGGTCGAAGAAAAAAACAGTCTGCGCCTGCCCGGAGCCATTATCAAAGAATCAGATCCTCCTTCACCTAAACGCATTGCCAGACGGCTGGCATAAGGATTTCTATGTTCGATGCAAACACCAGCCTGTTGGCCGGTGCGATGACTCGCGCCCAATTACAGGAAGCATTAACCCGCGCGCAGCAGGCTTATATCGAGCTGTCTTCTGGCGCGAAAGGGGTGTCGTTTTCTTATGCACAGGGTGATGGTACTCGGTCAGTGACCTATCAACAGACCGATATCAGTGTCCTTGTGGGGCTTATTCAGCTTTTGCAGGCTCAGTTAGGCATTGTTAAGCGTTCACGCAGGGCGCTGAGGTTTCGTTACTGATGAAAAATGAAGTGAGGATATTGGGGCCGGATGGCCGCCCACTGGCACCCTCACGCTCCCGTGCATCCATGCTAAACGGATCGGGTGGTGTGCCTTACGACGCTGCTGATTCATTCAGCGATTCAATGGCTAACTGGCAACCGGCGCTGTGGTCGCCGGATAATGAAATCAATATTTACCGTGACCGGGTGGTTTCCCGCGTCCGCGACATGGTGCGTAACGATGGCTGGGCATCTGGCAGCGTTACCCGCATTCTGGATAACGCTGTTGGCGCGGATTTCCGGCCACTGGCTAAAGTGGACTATCGCACTCTGGCGTTGATGACCGGCAATAAAGCCTTTGATGCCAAATGGGCAGATGAATATGGTCGCGCGGTAGAGTCGGGGTGGCGTACTTGGGCAAACGATCCGGGGCGTTACAGCGATGTCGAGCGCAAGAAAACCGTGTCCCAATTGTTACGGCTGGCTTTTCGCCACAAACTGACGGATGGCGATGCGCTGTGCGTGATGCAATATCGGCCCGATCGTCTCGGTTACGGACGGGCGCAATATGCCACCGCGATGCAGGTGGTTGACCCAGACCGGTTGTGTAATCCGCAGCAGAATTTTGATATGCCGACTATTCGCGGTGGCGTGGAAATCGATGCAGATGGCGTGCCGGTGGCCTACCACATCCGTAAGGCTCATATGGGTGACTGGTGGAGTGGTGCGGCAACCATGACCTGGGAGCGTATTCCCCGTGAAACGCCGTGGGGACGTCCGATTGTTATTCATGATTTTGACGCAGAGCGGGCTTCCCAACATCGGGGCATCAGTATTTTTACCCCGATAGTACAGCGCCTGAAAATGTTGATTAAGTACGATCAGGTGGAGCTGGAAGCTTCCATTCTGAATTCCGTGTTTGCCGCCTATATCACCTCACCTTATGACCCTCAGTTAGTCGGCGATGCGCTGGATAATGATGATGTCAGCAAGTATCAGGATCTGCGTCGAGAGTTTCACGATGAGAAGCGAATTTCTCTGCAATCTGGCGCGCGTATTCCCATTCTGGCACCAGGGGAGTCGATGACCACGCTTAACGCGGCCAGACCGACCAGCAACTTTACGGCGTTTGAAAGTGCCGCTTTGCGCAACGTGGCGGCGGCGCTGGGCATTTCCACCCAACAGTTAACGCAGGACTGGTCTGATGTGAATTACAGTTCAGCCCGTTCAGCCATGCTGGAGGCGTGGAAAACCCTGACTCGTCGGCGGGATGATTTTGCCGCAGGAATGGCTCAGCCCATTTTGTCGTGCTTTATCGAAGAACTGCATGATTTAGGTGAGGTTCCTTTACCTGCGGGTGCGCCGGATTTCCTTGCTGCTAAAGCGGCATATTGCCGTGCTCAATGGATGGGGCCAGGTCGCGGCTGGGTCGATCCAGTTGCCGAGAAGAAAGGCGCCATTCTAGGCATGGAAGCCGGGCTATCCACCCTCGAAATGGAGGCGGCCGAAAACGTGGGCGAAGACTGGGAAGAATTGCTGGATCAGCGCCAGCGGGAACGTCAGGCCTATATCGAACGAGATTTACCTATCCCCACCTGGCTGCAAGCCGAAACCTTTGCGCCTGACCAACAACAAAAACCGGAGGCACCGTGAATTTACCGCACTTGGCTCAGCGGCTGTTCAATACCCCGCTGGCGCTACATCCGCGCAAAGCGGAAGTGGTGATGGCCGCGCTGACCGACAGATTCGGCCTGACCCGCATTCAGTCCAGTACTGACTGGGGTGACGACGATGATGAAGTTTTTACCCGCAAAGGCCGGGATACCGGCTATGACGTCGTTGAGGGGATTGCCATCATTCCTATTCAGGGCACCTTGGTGCAGAAACTGGGGAGTTTGCGCCCCTACAGTGGCATGACGGGCTATGACGGCATCCGCGCCTGTTTTCTCCGGGCGCTGTATGACAAAACCGTCAAGGGTATTTGCCTGGATATTGATTCGCCCGGCGGTGAGGTGGCCGGATGTTTTGATCTGGTTGATGAAATTTATGCTTCTCGTGGGCAAAAGCCGATCTGGGCCATCTTGTCAGAGAATGCCTATTCGGCGGCTTACGCGCTGGCGAGTGCCGCCGACCGGATTGTGGTACCGCGAACCGGTGGCGTGGGGTCGGTGGGGGTGATTGTGATGCATGTGGATTGGTCGCAGCGTATCAAAGCCGATGGCCTACAGGTGACCATCATTACCTACGGCGATCGCAAGGCTGAATCTAACCCTTACACCCCGTTAAGTGAAGAGGCACAGCAGTCCATCCAGTCTGATGTTGATGAAATGGGGCGCTTATTTGTCAGTACCGTTGCCCGCAATCGCGGGATAGCAGAAAAAATCATTCGGGATACTCAGGCGGCCTGCTTGTTGGCCGCTGACGGCGTGCAACTGGGGCTGGCTGATGAAGTGGCCGCACCGGATACCGCATTCCGGGCTTTATTAAACCAAGTTGGAGAAGAGTAATGGCGAAAATTAAAGGTTTTTCTCACCTGTTTGGCCGTGGTGCCAAGGCATCTGAAGAAAATGAAGAGGATAAGGAAAAGTCGAAGAAGGCTAAAGGCCGTCATGCTGAAGATGATGAGGATCAGGACGATAACGAAGACGAGGAAAAAAACGGCAAAAAAGCCAAGGGGCGTCGCGCTGAAAGCGATGATGACGATCAGGATGAAAAAGACCCTGATGCAGAAGACGACAGCGATGACGCCGATGCGGATGAGGGGGAAGACGATGACGGCGATGATGAAGACGAAGACCGCAATGTTAAAAAGGGTCGTCGGGCTGAGCGTAAGCGCTGTGCAAGGATTTTTGGCAGCAAACATGCAGCGGGTCGCGTGGATTTAGCCGCTTCACTGGCGTTGAACTCCGGCATGAGTTCTGCCGCAGTTATTCGCGTGCTGGCCTCAACTTCAGCGGCGACCCCCGCAGCATCAACCCCTCGCAAGCGTTCTCTGGATGAGCGGATGCAGGCGTTGGGTAATGTGCAAGTGGGTCAGGATGCGGCCGATGCCCCAAGCGGCTCGGCTCAGGCGCTGGTCAGTAAAATGACGGGTTTGTATAACCAAACGGTAGGTAAAAAATCATGAATGAGATAGGACAGAATAGTTTTACTCCCGGCGTCACTCAGGCGGTTTTTGTTCCGGATCAACTGGTCAGTGGGCCGCTGCAACTGGTCACCGATACCGTCAGCCTTTCTGCGGGTGTTCTGCGACGGGGTACGGTTTTGGGGCAAATCACGACGACTAAAGCCTATATCCAATCGGTTAAAACGGCGACGGATGGCAGTCAAGTACCTTGCGCTATTTTGGTTGATGACGCCGATGCCACGACTGGTGCAGTTCAGGCTGGGGTTTATCTGATGGGCGAGTTTAATCAACATCGGGTTATTTTTGATGACAGCTGGACGCTGGCCGATCTTGCTGTGGCTCTTCGTCCGTATTCTATTTTCCTCCGTAGCAGCCTGACCGCGTCTAATACCTAACTCTGTTTGTCTGTATTGACTGATGCCATTTCTTTGGTAGGGCGTTGCACGCCTTCATTCCGTCCGGCAGCGCAGGTTGTCGGGCTATTTTATAGAGAGATTTCATGAATATTTTTGATACCAATGTGTTGGTGCAGACCGTCCCCAACCTGAAAACCTCACAAAATTTCTTACTCGACCGATTCTTTCCCAACGTGGTGACCTCTGATACCGAGTTTGTGTCCATCGATGTGGATGTAGGGCAGCGTCGTATGGCTCCGTTCGTTTCGCCGCTGGTGCAGGGCAAGCTGGTAGAAAGTCGCCGTCTGCAAACCAATACCTTTAAACCGCCGTACATCAAAGATAAGCGCGCACCTGATCTGCGTAAGCCAATCCGTCGCCAGATTGGTGAGCGGATTGGTGGCGAGTACACCGCCGCCGAGCGTGAAATGCTAAATCTGCAATTCGAAATGGCCGATCAGATCGATATGGTCAACCGCCGACTGGAGTGGATGGCCGCCAATGCGCTGGCGTCCGGTACCATCACCGTCACCGGTGAAGGTTTTGACACCACCGTGATTGATTTTGGTCGTTCTGCCGCGTTAACCGTCGCCCTCAGTGGTAGTGACAAATGGCCGATGGTGGTTGCGGCAGGGGCAACCAACGACAAGCCTTCGCAAGATATTGAGTTGTGGCAGACTCAGGTACTGAAAGACTCTGGTGCAGTCGTGACCGACCTGGTGTTTACCACCTCGTCATGGCGCGCGTTCCGACTGGATACCACCATCAAAGACAACGCCATCGTCTTCCCGGCATTAAGCCCGTTTGGCAATCAGATTGATGCCGGTGCGCGCGTGGGCAAAGGCGCGGTGTATAAAGGCCGTTGGGGTCAGTTTGATTTGTGGCTCTATAACGATTGGTACATTGACCCGGTTGATGGGGTTGAAAAACCGATGCTGGCTGATGGCTTGGTCATTATGTCCGGTGCCGATTTGATGGGAACGCGCAGCTTTGCCGCTATTCTCGATCCGGCCTTCAACTATGGTCCCATGGCCTATGCGCCGAAAAGCTGGCTTCAGGAAGATCCGGCTCAACGTTTCCTGCTGATGCAATCTTCCCCGCTGGTGATTCCAAGCCGGGTCAATGCCACTCTGTGCGCAAAGGTGGTGTGAGATGGCGAAGCAAAAAGAGATCCCGGATGAGTCAGGGGTAGAGATAGAGAAAACTATCCCTGCGGAACAGTTTGAAGGGACTGACACTCAGTTAGAAACACCTGATGGAGAAGATCAGGCATTCCCCGGTGACACGGACTCTCTCAGCACCACGGTTGTGGTGCTTAAGGGGCGTTCAGTGAAGCATAACGACAAGCTCTATCTCGAAAGCAATACCTTGGTTCTCGATGATCTTGACGATGTGGTCACTCTGATTGATGCAGGTTTTGTCATTACGTTGGATGCTTTGAGAAAGCAAGCCGCTGCCCGCGAAGCAGCCGGTGCGCCGATGATTCAGGTTAACAATGGCGTTATCGTCACTCAGGAAGGCTAGCGTATGGGCATCCACTGGGATCAGCATCTTCTTGCGCCATTGCATTCGGTATTTGGCGATCCGGTTGAATACCGGCCTGCGGGTGGCGCCGCTTACACCGTCAGCGGTATCTTTGACCGGGCGTATACGCAGGATATTGAACCGCTCGACGATGGCAGCACCATCAATACCACTAAGCCGGTTTTAGGCGTAAGAGACAGTGAATTTCGTTCGCTGCCTAAACAGGGTGACCGGGTATTTATTGCTGTGGCCGGTGGCGTGACCATCAATACGCTGTTCACCGTGTCGGACGTTCAGCCCGATAGTCACGGTGGCAGTAAACTGATTCTTAATCAGGTCAAAAAAACATGAATACAGCTCAGGTAAGAGAACGGGTGGTGGCGGCTCTACAGGGGAATACCGACGCAGATCACCGTGTTTATTCTCCGCGTGACTGGCCAACCACCGAAGAGATGTATCCGGTACTGCTGATCCAAACCTTGATTGAGGAAAAACAGTCACTGGGTCGTAACGCCCCGCAGTTCAATACCATCACTACCGTTCGTATCACTGGTCGCCTGCAAGAGTTTGACAGTGAACTCGCCGATGATGGCGCGGTAAAAGCGGAGCTGGCCTT